CTTGGTGGCTTGCTCGATATGGGCGAGCATGGTACCGACCGGGATGTTCTGCATGCCCTCGCCGACCGGGATATCCGGCGAGCCGCCGGTTTCCTTGGCCTGCTGGGTGATCTTGTCGATCATGCCGAGGAGGCCGGTGGACGGGTCCTTGTACGGCAGGCCCGACACCACCTCATTGAGCGGGCGGCCGCCGGTCTCGATCAACGCCGCCGTGCCCGGCGACAGCCGGAAGTCCGAGGTGTTCTGACGTCCCGCCAGCTTATCGAGCAGGAACGACGGAAAGCTGGCGAACATCGCCGAATCCAGCGCCAGACGCCATGCGGCCGTCATCGCCGCCGAGGAGTTGCCGAGGATGTTCAGCAGCCCGGTGCCGTAGAAGCCCGGGCCCGGCACGTACGGATATTTCACGTACATGCGCTTGCGGTTGCAGTCCTCATCTTCCGGCTTCCAGTCGCGGCGGATGGCGAGGATTTGCTGCGAATCCTTGTCCATCGTCACGAGGTAGGGCAGCGGCACGCCCTTGTCCTTGAACTGCTTCGGAGCCAGCTCCTCGATGTCCAGCTCGCACTGGATTTCCCACAGCGTGTAGGGCTGATCTTCCGGCCGCGACTTGTTGAGCGCGACGCCCTGCTGCGCGGCGATGGTTTCATCGACCTGATTCGGCGTCGGCGTCGGCGGCGTCAGCACCACGTCGCGGTAGATGCCCTTGGCCTGATAGCGCTTCATTACCGACTGGCGCATCGTGATCTGGTGGGTGATGCGCTCGCAGGACGCGAAGTCCTTGGTGGCGTCGGAGACGATCAGGTGCTCCGGCGACACCGCCTCCGACACCGGCCGGTTCTTCAGCGGGTGGGTGTAGACCTTCTTGAAGCCACTTCCGCCGAAGTAGGAGCCCCACAGCAACATGTGCGAGGTCTCGGGCGCGAATTCGGTGGCGATGCTGGTGAGGTAATAGTTCATGTCGCGCTGGAAGCACTCGCCCAGCTCATCCTGCGCCTCGGAGGCCTTGTCAGCCTGATTGGCTACTTTGCAGGGACCCTCGGCGGGCAGCAGCTCGGCCTGCGCGTTGGCCCACCCCTTGAGCACCGCCTCCAGCAGCAAGGGGTTGGTGACGACGGACTGGCCATCTACGGCCGAGGCTCCATCACCGGCGCTCGGGTCCTGCAGCGACAGCCCGAGCAGCTCCATGCCGTCCGCGCGGTTCGACAGCCACTCCGACCGCGACTTGTCGTCGGCGTCAACCGCCTCGTACAGCTCAATGGCGAGCGTCAGCAATCGGCTGTCACCGATCCGGTCCGCGACGTTGGCGTAGAATTTGGCGGGATCATCCACCCCGGCAGCTTCGGCCGCGCGCTGCGGATTGAGCTGCACCACCACGCCGCCGTCCGGCTGATCGACGGCGATGTTGCCATCCGGCAGGGCGCGGACGTTGTCGTCGTCACCCTCGATGATGACGTGGATGTCTTCGGTCGCAGCCGGATTTGCCAAGGCTCTCGTCCCCTAGAGGTAGCGGGAGCCGAGCCATATCACAAAAACTGTCAGCGCAAAAACAACCCACACCCCGCGACTGGAGAGATCGCGGGGAGCAGGCGGCGGTGAATGACCGAAATTGCGGCTCACCGGTGGATCGCTGTGCGCTTGTTGGTGACGCGGTCGAGGATCGTGGCCTTGGCCGCATCGAGCCCGAGGTTGAGGCGCGGCGCATCGGAGCCAGCCATCGCGGTGCCGAAGTCGTTCGGTCCGCAGGCCACGAGGATACAGGACCAGATATCGCCCTTCTCGGCGCTGTCGAGCGCATCCTTGAGCAGCTTGATGCACTCCTTCTGCGCCGCGCTGAGTTCGGTATCGACGAACGACGGTGGCTTGATCAGTTTACCCACGCTTGATCTCCTGTTTGAGGTTGCTAAGGCCCGCGCCACCCTTGTGCGGAAGGTGCAGGGCGATGATCTCGCCGTTACCGAGGTCGGCTATATCCGGACCACGCACGCAGCAGCGCAAAATATCGCGCAGGCGCTCGATCTCGGCTAAGGCTGCTTTGGCGGTGTCGGACAGCGGGCTATGCCACGCACCAGTCGGGAATAATTCCTCATTCCACATTTCGCCCGGCTTCGCTTCCGCTAACCACTTCAGGCGCGCTTCGTTGATGGGGTCCATTAGGCGTCATCCTCTCTGACTTCCCCGGAATCTTCGGTAACCCGGAAACCCTCGCGCAGGCGCTCGACGGCATTCCCGAGCAACGTTCCAGCCACCGGACCGGCGCGGTAGACCTTGCCGTCGATCATGCTGATCACGACGGTATCGCCTGCCTCGATGTCCTCTCCAGCGACGTAGAGCATGTTAATTTTTCCTGTTCGATTTGAGGTAATCCCAGCCCTGCCACCCCAGCATTCCGGACAACTTACGGGTGGTTCAGGACTGGGCCTTCTCTGCTCTCACGGCAATGGTGTTACTTGCGCTTGCGCGACTTCTCAGCCTCGTCCTTGGACTTGGTGATGGTCTCCTGCGCCTTGAGCTGCGCGTTCAGCTTCAGGATCAGCGGGTCAGCCATGCGCTTCGGCAGCTCGTTCAGCGCCTGCGAGATCGCGGCGAGGTCACTCTGATCGACCTCCAGCCAAAACTTCTGGCCCGGAGTAGGCGCAGGAGCCGCTGGCGTGGCCGCCGGTGCGGTCGTCTCGGTGGGGATGGGTGTCGACACCGTGTCCTCGGCAAACGCGCTGGAGACAGCCCAGAACCCCGGCAGGAGCATGACGGCGGCAAAGATCACGGATTTAAGTCGCATGGGGTCTCATCCTCTGGATGACGTTCTGGTTGCGGGCTCGGGTGGTACCGCCGGGGATCAAGCTATCCGGCCGCACGGTGATGACGGTGTTGTTGGTGATCTCGAAGCGAAGGCTCTCGGTCCGAACGCATATCGCGCCGATGGCGGCAGGTCCAGCGCAGGTGTCAGCAATGTGCTTCCTGACCATGTCGATGTTGAGGCCCATGGCGCGCTCAAGATACCGGAGGACTGCATGGTCGGTGACACGCACCGGCTCAGGTTTTTTCATAAATGCACTCGGCCAACTGCTGGCACTGACAATTACCGTCTCGCCGACTGCACGACAAGAGTTCACTCTGGCGCTGCGTGGAGGGCACCTCTGATGCCCACTTCAAATGATTGCGCCCGTAGACGATCCAGAGCGCCAAGTTCATCGGCAGCAAGCCCCACGCGCCGACTGTGCAAATCCAGACCAGCCACAGAGCTTGATTAGCGCCGCCGACCAGCCACGCCTTGGGGTGCTTATTGCCTGCCAGAACGGTCATCCAGATCGTGATGACGGACAGCAGCCACGGGAGGTAGGTCGCAATCATGCCTCAGTCCCCCGACTTGCCGATGGCACCGGGTATGACTCAAACCGCCCATCGTCGAACTCGACGGCGTTGCGGACCCAATAGCGCCCGTCTTCATCGTGCCGGTAGATGACCACGCATGTCATTTCCTCAATCGGATGGTGAGCAACTTGGGCGAAGCCGCGCGCGACCTCGGTAACGATTGAGCCGCGCTTGAGGTGCCGCCACTTCGGCTGTGCTTGGGCAGCACCACGCAATCGAGCGATTTCGTCCAACAGGGGTGACGCTGATGGGCCGAGCGGCGGCTTCCATTCTTGTGCACCTTCCTGAAGAGTAAATCCGGCGCGGATCAGGGCGCGCTCGGCTTGCTCCATGCGTCTTGCAGTTAGCACCTCGGATCGCACACCACTCCCGGCGTCCGCTTTCCCTTGCGAGGTGAGGACGGCGGCTGCTCGTATGCAACGATCCCATGTGATCGAACCTCGGCAGGCTTGGAAGGCTTCCCACATTTGACGACGATCTGTATCCCAGCGATTGGGGTACGAGAAGCAGTAGAACTCAAAGGCAATCGCTTCCCGGTCCCCCACCACAGAGGCCGACGTATCGGCGGGGGCGATGGCATCAGCAATCAGGCCAAGTACACGGTTAGACTTCGGATTGTTATCTTCTGCGATGTATTCACGGGCAGCACGCAGGGCGCGCTCTACCGGCTCATCAATCGTCAGTTCGGCCAAATCGTTAAGAAAATCCTTGAACTCTTCGAGCGTTTTCACCCCCGCCGTTTCCGCTGCTGATGCGGCACGCCGGTAGTCGTTTTCCTGCCCACATGATGGGACGGAATCGATGGTTGGCGGTTCCACTGTTGGCGGGGAGGCGTAGAGCGGTTCACAGTCGATGGTGTCCGTGTTGAACGCAGCGAATTTTGGTTCTTTGTCGGAATAGTCCCACCCCTTGCTGTATCGGTCCTTGTACCGCCAGCGCCACGCTACCACCTCTCCCCTTCCTGCTGTGGACGCAGATGCGGAGTGGCGGAGGGCTTTGGCAGCAAGCACGGTTTCGGCGTAGCTGAACGCCATGCCCGTCGCGTATTGCTCTGTCTCAAACCGTTCGGCCAGCTTCAGCAAGTCTTCGTCTGAGTGGGTGGTCATGGCGTCAAAGTCCTCGCTAGATGCGCGCGGCCGGAATCGGTAAGCTTGATCGGGTGGCCTTCGATAAGACCCTTTCGCTTCAGTCCGCTGAACACGTCGCTATTCCAGCGCAATCCGGTGCGTGCCGCGAGTGTACCGTTGTAAAGTGGTTCACCGGCAGCCTCTAAGGCCCGCAGAACCTTCAATTGTGTGCGGCTGAGCTGGACCATCACCACACCCCCACCTTTCCGTGCAGCACGCCAATGACGTAAAACAGGATCATTGCGGCGACTAAAGCTGCTTGGCGCTTAGTCATGTCACCACCTCGCCGAGGCATAGAGCATCGCGCAGATCGGGCCAAAAAAGGTGATCGGCTCAGCCACCATCGAAGGCAGGTTTATGCTGGTGCAGATCAAACTTAGGATGGCGGCACCACCGAGCCAGAAAACGAAGACTCCGAGGACAACGGTAGCGGCAGCCACGACTGGCCCAATGATATTCACGGCGACACCTCTTGAGTAAGCCTCACACTTACCCTTTCCGGACACCCGGGTAAAGCGCTTTCTTCTTCGGCTTCAGTTTCGCCTTCTCGACGTCCTCGATGCGACGCTCCTCGTCGGTGCGCAAGAGACCGATGTCGCGCAAGTGCTTGATCCCCTGCGCCATCGCATCGGTATAGTCGTCGTGCTTGCCCTTGGGGAAATAGGCCATTTCATCGACGATGTCCGCGCCCCACTGGCGCAGCGGCATCGGAATGTAGACCATTTCCTGCGTCCACGACGGCTGCACGCTGTAGGCCCGCGCGACCTTGTCGCCCTTGGGGGTGACCATCTGAATGCCCCAGCCAGCGTGCGGGTGCGCGTTACCTAGCGTCTGCGCGGCCGAGATGCCGGTAGCCTTCGCTTCGATCAGCAGCCGGTCGACCTTGAAGCGGTCGCAGCTATAGGCCACCCACTCGACAAGGCCCCATGCCTTTTGCGTGCGCGCAATGAACTGGGACTGATGCTCTCCCGGGTTCGGGATCATCTTGGGGCCGGAGAATTGCAGCCGCTTACGCCAGCCGTTCATCACCATGGCGCGGTTGTTGCCGTGCTCGTTCTGGAATACGCCGATGATGACCAGCGCCGAGGGATCGTTGGCCTCCTCCTCGGTATAGGCTCCGTCGAGCGAGGCGATGATGTAGCTGAAGGCCGGGAATTTGCCGTCAGCAGGCTCCCACGGCTGCCAACTCTCTTCGGGGAAGATCGCGCCGCCACGCACCTTCGGGGTTTGCTGGTACTGGCTCGACCACGCAAAATCTCCCGCGTCCCGCCTCATCGACGGAATGATGCGCTCGGGGAAACGCTCCGGCCACGCCAGCTCGCCGTCGCACTCTTCCGGGGTCTCGCGCCAGCGCGGGTCGCTCCAGCCGATATCGGTGCACGGCGGCACACAATCGCCGCGCTCGTCGGAGACGAAGCCCCAGACGTATTCCATGGGGATCAGCAGGTGGCACCAGTCTCCCAGCTCGACGATGGTGCCAGAGACGTCCTCCTCGTTGACCCGCTGCATGATCACGACCTTCGCGCCGGTCTCCATGTTGTTCAGGCGCGACGACATCGATTCACGGAACCAGCGGATCGTCTCCTTGCGGACCTTGGGTGATTCGCTCTCCTTCACGTTGTGCGGATCGTCGAGGATGATGCGGTCGCCGCGCTCGCCGGTGCCCACGCCACCGACCGAGGTCGCCAACTTCCAGCCCTGCTTGGTGTTGGAGACCTTGGTCGATCCCGCCAGCACCAGCTCGACATGGGGGTACATCGCCCTGAACTCGACCGACTGCAGCAGCACCGCAAACTTGCCGTTGTCGCGCTCGGTGAGGCTGGAGGAATAGCTGAAAGCCACATAGCGGATGTGATCGAGGCCCATCGGGCCCCACTCCCACGCGGGCCAGAACACGTCCGTCAGCAGCGACTTCATGAAGCCGGGCGGGACGTTGATCAGTATCTTGGTGATCTCGCCGAAGGTGACTGCCTCAAGGTGCTCGCAGATCGCCTCCAGAGCCCACCCATCGACGAATTTGGTGCCGGGCTCCAATACTGTCCAGAAGTACCGGACGAACGCCAGCAGGCCTCCGTGCCACACCCCATCCGCGTCCCGGTAGCCGCGCCGCGACTGGTCGACCTTGGCCAGCCGCCTGCGCCTCTCCCCCGCCAGAGCGGCGAAGCGCTCAAGATCGGCGCGGGAGAGTGGTCGGTTCATCCTATGTCGAGATTTTCGTCTTCAACCGGCACGTCGCGCCACTCGTAGTCTCGCTTGACCGGGTGGTTTTGTGCGTTGGAAGTGATGATCAACCAGCACTGCTGCAGGATCATACGGGTAACGGCGCGACCGAGCGGGCTGCCACCGGCCTCGACTTCGACGTGAGATGTACGCTTGACGAAGCGCAACTGCATGGTCGGATGGGCGTCGGTGACGGTAACGGTGCGAGCGTCGATGCGGGCATCGAGGGTTGGCTTGACGGTGCCGTCGAACCACTTTCTGGCCGCCTCGCGGCTCTCTTCGGTCTGGCTTGGGTCGTCGAGGATGATGCGGTCTGTTTCAGCGGGCATCGCTATTCTCCAATGGCAGCGGCGTGCTGCAGCGGAGAACATACGGTTGAGACCAGAAAAAGAAAAGCCCCGGGGTGAGCCGGGGCTTTCGTAGTCACGGGAGTGTCGCGCGCAAGCCGTATCAGACGGACGGGGTCTGGTCCACCGGCGGGGTCGGCGCGTTGGGCTCCGGAGACGAGATCGCAGTAGCATCGGGCGAAGAACCTACGCCCGACGTGTTGCCCGGCTGATTGATCGTGGCCGAACCGGCAGCAGCCGGGATGATGTTGGCGGTGATCGCCGCGTCGACCTTGGCGGCCTCGCCGGAGACGGCGCTGAAGACCTGATCGATACGCATCGCCTGCGACGGCGTGATGGTCGCCCCCATGGCGTCGATCACCTTCTGGTGCAGGTCGGTCGTGAGCGCGATCAGGGAATCGATCCGGGTGGTCTGCGAGGCAACGAGGTCGAGGGTCTCATCCAGTGTACGCATGATTTGCTCCAGTTTGTGATGAAGGCCGCCTTCGATGCCTTGGAGCATTCGAAGCACTGCCGGGTCGAGATGGTGGATGTGGTGGATTTCGAGCCGCATGATGCTCAATACTCCAGCCGGATGAAATTTCCAAGACGGCTAATTCACCGCGTTGGGATCGATCTCGTCCTTGACGTGCTCGACCAGCAGATCGCGTAGCGCCTTCGCGTTGACGTGCGACAGCACCACCTCGGCCGTGACCTTTGGGTCCATCATCTCGCCGCGAGTCACCGGCGCTCGCTCATCCATGAAGATCAACCGCACGGTGTCATTGATCTGAATATTGATCTTGTTGGCGTATACCGCGTCCGTCATTTCTCGCTCCCGTTGGTGATTCGCAACAATTCCTTGTCGGACAGGCCAATAGCCTTACCAACCTCGATCAGCTCGCCCTCCAGCTCCTTGTCGGACAGCCGGGCAAAGTCCCCGGGCGCGCCGACTTCGTGCTTCTGGATCAGCCAGCCATTGGTCCGCGCCACCAGCTCCAGCCCGTTGATGGCGGCCGCATTGTCACCGGCGCTCGGCAACCAGTTGGCGATCTCGCCGTTCGCGCCGTAGATCGGCTTGGTGCCGCGCACAGCCCGGTCAATCACATACTTGAGCCGGGTGAAGTAGTATTCCTTGTCGATCCCGGCCCGCTCAATGGCGCGCTCGGTCGACCTGATCTCCACCTTGTGCTGGGTGGCGATGATCTCCTGCACCCGGGCTTTGACCTCGGGGCGGAGCGCCACCTTGCTGGCGGCAGCTTGCGACTTACCGGAGAAACCGGCCTCGGCATAGGCGGCGATCTGAGCCTTACCGGCAGCGAGGGCGTGGGCCATGGCTTCATGGCGGGGACTTTTCAGGGCTGGCACAACCGTTTCTCACATCTATCGGGGAAAACCCGGTCACAACCTGCTCTGTACGCGCTTGCGGAGACCGCTGGCAACCGCCTTGGCGCGGCGGGGTGTTCTGGCATGGTCGATCAATACGCCTCTAGGGCGTGGCCCTAGCCCGACCTGCCACAGGTTTATCTCTGTCTCTAGGCTGGCCATACGCTCGTACACCGCACGCTGCTGTGGCGTGATCTTCTGGATCAGCGCCGGATTGAACGGAGTGACGCCGAGATACCGGCAAAGCTGTTCGTCGGTCATTGCGATGTCACCAGCGCTCCGAGGAGCGAAAGGATCATCAGGGCCCAGTAGAGGTGCTCGGTGGTCATGACAGGCTCACCATGAGCTGACGGCTCATCTCGGAATCGTGCGCCAGCCACGCGGCCGCCTGCCACTCCTCCCACCATGGATCAGTGTTCGGGCCCAGACCAATGTCCTCCACCCAGCGGATCACGGTGCCGTAGTCGACGCCGTATTCCCGGGCAACCTTCAGGTAGGGGAATGAGGTATCGGGACGGAAGGTGGTCATGTTGGCTCCGTCTGCAGAAACTGGGCGAGACGGCGCTCCTTGCGGAGGATACCAGCCTGCACCACGTCATCGTCGGTGATTCCAGCATGCGCAACCCGGCGCAACATATGATGCAGATCACCCATCTCCAACCCTAACTCGGTCGTGTTGACCACGCCGCTGCTCGGGTTGGTGTTTCCAATCCCGAACCGCAGCAACTTGCTGGTGGCGACGATCACCTCTGCGCATTCTTCCTGCAGGATAGTAAGGATTTCACGCTCGTAGGGCGTGAGAGGGCGGCCATCGGCGGGCGTGAATTTCTGGCTCGATGCTTCCATCGGTGTGATCTCCTGATGTTGCGGTGACGGTGACGCGGCGGCGCATGGCGAGAGCAGGGGCCGGGCAGGTCTCGGGGGAAAGGCCGCTTCATGCGCAGCGGCGTCGCGAGCAACTCGATCACCCATCCCGGTGCGCTGGAGAGAGAGACACTGCGCTTCAGCGATATCAGCAACGCCTCGATCTCACGCTCCCGCTTGGACCGGCAAGACTGGTCCGAGATGACAAGCCGGTTTCCGGAGGGCCAACACCCAGTGGCAAAGCGACAGGTGCAGCCGCAATAGCGGCACCCGTCGTCGATCACCACGAGAGTGGGGCTGGTTCCGTACATCGATCAGTTTGCCTTGCGGCGGTGCTCGGCCTTCTCGGCCAGTACACTGTCCAAGCCGGTGATGACGTCATTGCGCAGCTTTTCTGGCGACGCGTTCAAGAGACCGGTCTCGACCACCATATGCATACAGGCACTCATGACGTCGCCGGAGGTGAACGGAAACAATTCTCTCAATTGATCCAGTGCATTTCCGAGCACGTTGGAGATCAGATTCACCATCTCGTCGGTATTAGGCTCTGGCGGTACTACGGCGATGACGGTCTCGATGACATTCTCGGATTCTTTGGACATAGGTGATGCTCCAGTTTTGGGGGTTACTGCTTCCGGCGGTTGCCGATGGGCACGTTTTCGTCAAAGGGTATTTTCAGATAATCGACCGCGTTGGAGACGCAGAGCGGGGACCGCTTCTGGTGATCCTCGCCGAGCGCTGGACGGACCACCGTCTCCATCCATTCCACCACGTTCTCGCTACCCGTGCGCTCGCGCACCATCAGCTCGACCTCTGATGACATGCACCGGCATTTGTAGCGAATTTCGATCACGGCTCAGGCCTCGGGGCTGTGGCTGTCGGCGATGCGCTTGATGTCCATGAACAGCTCGCCGAGAATATCCAGACCGGCGATCATCACCTCCTGAAAATCCTCTTCGGCCTTGCTCTTGGCCACCTCGCAGGTGATCTTCGTCTTCATCGCCGTGATCTTCGCCTGCAGTTGCGCTTGTGTCATTGATATTTCCTTAGAGGTTGTGGGCGACGCCAGCCTTGTCCAGCGCCGCGATGATGGCCTTGCGGGCCTTGGTGGTGTCCTGATTGAGGACCGAGACGAAGATGGTGGTCTTGTTGCGCGCCGCCCTCGGCGGGGCTGGCTGCGGCTCCTCGTCGAGGTCCGGCAGCTCGATGGCGTCGAGCCCGAGCGGTCCGAGATCGAACTTGACCGCCTTCAGCGCCGCCAGCTCGGCCTCCAGCATATCACTGTCCCACGAGGTGCCGGATTCCGCGATGGAGTTGTCCGCGATCCGCAGCGCCTTGGCCTCGTCCTCGGTGAGGTGGCCGAGTTTGATCACCGGCACCTTCTTCAGCCCCACGCGCGCCGCCGCCAGCAAGCGGCCATGACCGGCCACAACCACACCCTTTGCGTCCACCAAAATCGGATTGACGAAACCGAACCGCGTCAGCGACGCCGCGATCTTGTCGACCTGCGAATCAGGATGGATTTTTGCGTTTTGCGCGTACGGCAGCACGCGCCCGATTGTCCACTGTTCCACCTTTACGGCCTCGGCCGTCGCGGCTCGGGAGGATTTTGCTTTTGGCATTTTTGGGGCGTCCTGCTTTGCTTGGAGGGGCTGGCGGTCCGGCCCGGCGCATATGCTCGATCATGTTGATGATGCCGTCGCCGGGCAGCGGCGCGCCAAACGCGCCACGTCCGAAAAATTGATCGGCCGAGATGACCGAAGTGCGAACCCGGTATCCATCCGGCGTATTCCAGCCAACCTGCAGCACCACCGAGGCGGGCCACGTCTGGTCTGGATCGTGCTGGATCGCACGCGAGGTGTCGGAGACCGGTTCGTCGATAGCCAATGGACTTCTCCGATTATGCAAGCGGCTCGGGGAGCATCACCAACCCGAGCCGCCGCATCATGAGCCGATGGCGTTTTCACCTATGGAGGTCGGGAATATGTCGGGGCCGAAGCCCGTATCTTTTCCGCGCAGTCCACTCAGTTATTCAGCGTCCGGCTCGATGAAAAAACCATAGATTTTGATATCTCTTCAGTCAACCACAAACTTACTTGGCTGGTGACCGCCGCAACGACTTCAACTTCCGCTCCGACCACCACGTCGCCCTGTTGCCGTTCCATGAACAGAGTGCGCGGCGCAGCTCGTCTTCAACCTCCAGCACCTTCACCGTCCACGTCGCCATGCGGCTCACGGTGGTGTTGCCCATTTTCTGTCGGTGGCAATCGTAGAGGGTATCCCCCACCTTCACAGTCGAGAAAGCGACCATCATTTTTCCTTCCATATCCACCGGCCGTTCTTGTGCCGGTACTCGTCGATCCTGATCTCCTCGGTCGGCGGCCCGAACCACGTCACCACCTTGCCGCCGATCTTCGCCCGCGCCACCTTCAACACCTTGGTGCCGTGGTGCAGCGGCTTGCCGTGATAGGGGCCACCCTCGGCGATCCCGCTAAACAGCGCCATGGATCGGCACCACGCGACCTACCCGGCAACTTTCCTCGAAGCGCCTGCGCTGGCGCGGCTCATCCGGCCAGCTCAAACGCGCCGTGGTGTGAACTTCCTGCCACGCTCCAGCCTCGCTGCGGGCAGGAACCCCGACCTTGGAATCCCCTTCTTCGGCGATCAACCACGCCTGATATTGCTCAACGTCTTGTGGCACCGATAATCCCCTGCTCGATAGCTTCCCGTACGCTGTCGGTGACGCCGTATTTCATCGGCGTGCCACAGACCTCATCGGCGATCCGCTTCATGCTGATGGCGAGCGATACAGCGGCCGCACGGTCGACGCTGGCGAAGACGCGAGCCTTCTCCTCCAGAAAGGGGCGCGGCTCCTCAAACCTCAGGCGCTGTTCCTCCTCGAATTTACGCTCCATCTCAGTAAAAATCTGCACCATCTTTGGTCTCCTGATGTTGTGGATCGGGGGAATGGTCGTATTCGTAGCCACCCCAGTCGGGGAACGTGGGAAACTTGCCGGTGATGCGGCGGTACTCGACCAGCAGCCATAGATAGCGGGCCATGTGCAGCGGCACCTGCTTTTTGCCCTCGTACTGCTTGATGCGGGTGACGTCATTGCGGTCGGTGCCGGTGTAGCCGAACAGCCGCGCCAGCGTCAGCCGCTCCAGCCCGAGGTGCTTGCGCAGGTTCTTGAACTCTTGGGCCTTCATTTTTCTTCCGATCTTCCCAGCATCAGCGGCGCTTCACCGCGCAGCGCCGCGAGCCCG